TTATAAAGAAAGAATGAAGCGTTGGAAGGAAAGAAATGCTAGACTCAAAGCAGCTTTTGACAGTGCTCCAGGTAAGATAGTAGGTAAACTTAGTGTTATGGGAGTTGGTAATTACTTTCCATTGAAAAATGCTGTACAAGTAGGAACTATTACTATAGACGAAGATTATCGTGGTATGGGTTTGGCTAAAGCACTTTACGGTATTGTATTGACTATTATGAGGCGTCCTTTACTTGCCGGTTCAAGTCAAACACCCGGAGGCCGCAAAAACTGGTTGAGTCTAAGTCAAATCCCCGGTGTTGAGATGAAGGGTTATTTTAGACTTGACGATTACGATTTTAAAAACTATCCTAACCCTAGTGGTTGGGAAAAAAGACATAACAAAATGGTAGATAAAAGTATTGACACCATCATGGGCCAATTAGGTGGACAATATATAGGAAAAGCCGGTGATCGTCACTACTTTGCTTTTGATGTTAAGCCTAGCACCACAAAACAAGAATTACAAGCATACATAGACACACAACTGAGTAAAGTCTACGGTGGTTATAATTCATATACTGGGCTATATGCAGTTTGGACGGGACGATAATGAGAGCCATAGATTTCTTAATAGAATATCAACAATTAGATGAAGTGAACATGAGTCCTTCATCGTTAAAGCTCCTCGTAAAAAATATAAACGCTACAGCCGGCATGGAATTTGAAATGATAGTTCCAGACACAGAAGATCCGGACAATGATGAATATGAACCAGACTTTGATGCTGATGACAGAGCTAGTAGCTGGAGTGGTATAGAAGATTTCTTTATGGGCGGTGACGGTAATAATAGTCGCCGCGATGTTCGTAGCATGATTGAATCAATGCAGGAAGAATTTTTTGAATGGCTTACTGAATATCAAAGTGAAGATTGGTCAAACAATGGAAGAGATTTCTTAAGGGATTACATTGAGGTAAACGATTATTTTGATGAAGATGAGGCCGCAGAAACAGCTATTGAAGAATTAAAAGAAAACAATCCAGAAATTGAAGAAGATAGTGATGCTTGGCATCAGTATATCAGAGAAAGAGTCGATGAATTATTTGATGAGTTTATTGATGAAGAATGGGACAATCAAGGTCGTATATACGAGAGAGCATATGAAGCCTTTATAGATGATTATGATGGTCCTGACGAAGGTGATTGGTTAGATAGAAACTATAAGTGGATGAGTGACGTATACCATGAATTTGGTAGCAATAATGATGTTTATTGGCCACACACTACACGTTCAGGTGGCGGCGTCGAAAGTATAGAAAACGTTGCTGAAAGTTTTAGTGATGCTATAGGTAGACCGTGTAATGCTTCTAGTAGCTATCATGGCATTCGAAAAAAAGGTGAATATACTGTTGAACCTGATGGAAGTTTAAGTCCAGATGATGATAGTGATACTGGATTAGAATTTGTCAGCCCACCATTACCATTAACCGAACTAGTAGAAGATTTAAAAGATGTGGTTGAATGGGCACAGAATTATGGTTGCTATACTAACGAATCTACTGGGTTACACATGAATATTAGCGTTCCTAACTATAGTAGAGAAAAAGTAGACTATACCAAGTTAGCATTGTTAATGGGAGATGAATACATCCTAAAACAATTTGGTAGAGAAGCAAATAACTATTGTAAGAGCGCACTAGTAAATATTCGCAAAAGACTACGTAATAATCCCGGTGATGTAACAACTGTCTTAGAAAAAATGCGTGAAGGCTTAGATGAAAAAGCTGTAAAGTTAATTCATAGTGGGGTAACAGACAAATACACTAGTATCAATACTAAAGATGGCTACATAGAATTTAGAAGTCCAGGTGGTGATTGGCTTAATGAAGATATCGAAACACTAATTAATACATTATATAGATTCGTTGTAGCTATGGATGCGTCTTGTGATCCAGAAAAGTATAAACAAGAATACTATAAAAAATTATATAGGTTGTTAAATCCTGATGCTAGCACGGATGTGTATGGCCAAATGATTAATGATTTTAGTCAGTATGTTACTGCTGTCGGCGGCGCTCCGCAAAAGGTTGTAGCTGACTTTAGAAGATTAGCATTAGCAACATTAAAACAATCTCAAGGAAAAGACGCCGGCGATTACTGGTGGAACGTTAGTATCGGTAATACTAGAATTGAAGTTGTAGGCAAAAACAAAAAAGATGCGTGGGATAGTGCGGTGACTGCTACCCCAGAGTGGAGACATTATAACATCAATGATGCTAAAATAAGTTTACTTAGACCTTTCGTAGATGACAGGCCAAAACAAGGTGAAGTTAGAGCCACAGCCGGTGATCCGCAACCAGTAGGCAGAGAAAATAATTTTCAAATTTCAAATCGAGACACCGGTGAAGTTGTACATAGATATTATGCGCCTGATGTGTCAAATGCTTACAACTATTTCTTGCGTTGGAAGCAACAAAATGGCGGAACAAGCAATCTGATGTATGGTAGAAATTCATGAAAATCACAGAAATAGAATTAGTAGAAAGTAGTGGGTATAGCCTTGAAGGTAGTATGACTCATGACCTCAACGTAAGTAAAATGTGGTTGATTGATGAAATTGAGAAAATAAAAAACACATTTTCAACAATCTATGTCTTAGGAGCTTGGTATTCTAATACTTCATTGTATATAAAAATGAATAGCAATATAACTGCCAAGAAAATAATTAACGTAGAAACTAATCGTGAATTTTTAGAAACAGCAAAATCATTACATAAAATAGCTAATGTTGATGATAATGTCGAATTCATGTTTAAAGATGCTAACAATCTAGATTACAGACAGTTAGATAGAAACGGATTAGTAATTAATACAAGTTTAACCGATATGAAAGGTGAAGACTGGTTCGGTAATATACCTTCAGGAACTATGGTTGCCCTACAAGCTAGAAACCAAGATCCAGGAAGACAATTCAATGGTCCTGAAGATATATTAAAAATTTATCCATTGAAGGTGTTATACCAAGGTTCTAAGCATTTACAGGATCCTGAAACTGAATATGATAGATTTATGGTAATAGGTATCAAAGAATGATTGAACTCTTATACACTTTGGTTGCTACGCACATTACTATTGTGTGTGTTACAGTATTTTTACACAGAGGACAAGCACATAAAGGTTTAATTTTTAATCCTGTGCTAAGTCACTTTATGCGTTTCTGGTTGTGGCTTACAACAGGTATGGTTACTAAACAGTGGGTAGCTATACACAGAAAACATCATAAAGATTGTGATTTAGTTGGTGATCCGCATAGTCCATTAATTTATGGAATATGGCGTGTTTTATTTAAGGGAGCATTATTATACCATGAAGCATCAAAAGATAAAGATATGGTTAATACATACGGTGTTGGCACTCCTGATGATTGGATGGAGCGCAACATATACTCTGCTCACTCCAGACTTGGCATTGGCATTCTCTTTGTGTTCAATATTGCCGTCTTCGGTTGGATTGGCGCCATAATTTGGGGAGTACAAATGATTTGGATTCCTTTCTGGGCTGCCGGTGTAGTCAATGGTATAGGTCATTGGTGGGGATATCGTAATGGAAATACAAAAGATAATAGTAGGAATATCAGTCCTATTGGTATTATTATTGGTGGTGAAGAACTTCATAATAACCATCACTTAAATCCAGCGAATCCTAGATTGAGTAAAAGATGGTTTGAGTTAGATATGGGATGGATTTATATTCAAATGTTCAGAATGCTTGGACTTTTGAAATTAAGAAACACGCCTTAGGACCGTGTCGCCGGCTGCTGGCGGCGGGATAGGATTCGCTACCCGATTCCCCGAAGTGAGCATAAATAATATTATGAGATTTAAAGACTTTAAAATTTCTGATCCAGTTGAAGATTTAGCAAATAAGTTACCAAAACTTAAGTTGACTAACTATGATACTATTGATGAATTGATGACAAAAATCAGTAAGAGATATAAGATTACTGGTAAGAAACTCCATGACCTTTTTGTTCACAAGTATGGACATACTCCTGACGTTTGGATTAAGAAAATCAAACAAAGAAACGAACAGGAAGAAATGACAGAGGCACAGGGAGAAATATATATTCTATTCATCGACGGAAAGCCTGCTGCCAAATACACAGATATCGCAAGAGCGCAAGCTGATATACAACATTTACAAAGAAAATTTCCTAACAAAAAATTTGAATTGGAACAAGAAGTTTGTAGAATGGAGCCAGTAAATACACAGGTTAACGAATCTCTTATTGACTTAACAAAAAATTATCAAAATTATACTAGCGTCATAGGTAAAATTTTAGACAAAAGTCCTACTGGAAAAGTAACCATTCAAATAGTATCAGCAAGTCCCAGTCTTAAAAAAGGTGCTGTGAAGGTAGGTGACGTAGTAAAAATTCACAGTAACTATCTAAAGAACGCTCCTATAATGAATGAAGAAGTTGAATCGGATCAACATCTCAAACAGATAAACGATTTTATAAAGTGGGCATTAAAAGAATTACATATTGAAAAGCCCTATCCCAAAATTATATTAAGTAAAGATACCGATAAAGCTCAAGCAGGGACACATACCGGATATCACACAGAAGAACCCGGAAGAAAGACTATTTGGGTATACATAGCTAATCGCAACCTCATTGATATTTTTAGAACAATCTTCCATGAATTGGTACATGAAAGACAGACCCAATTAGGAATGATTAAGCAAGGTGACAGCTATCCCGGTAGCCCAATTGAAGCATTGGCTGATATGGTTGCTGGTAAGTACATCAAAATATACGGTAAAAAACATCCCGAAATTTTTCAGTAAAATAGTTGACTTTCTTGCGAAGTACATATATACTAACTACTTCACAAGGAGAAACTATGTCAAAGACCTTTACAGGCGATCAAAAAATCAAGTTGACCCAATTAGTCAACGAGGGTATGGCAGTCCTACATGAGATTGACACCCTATCCGAAGGCTTGAGTGACACTATCAAAGCAGTAGCCGAAGAACTTGAAGTAAAACCTTCTGTTCTTAAAAAGGCTATTCGTGTGGCACACAAAGCTAAACTCACCCAAACAAATCAAGAAAACGAAGAACTCAACACTATTCTGGAGACAGTCGGTAAAACTCTATGAGTTATGTTGATGCTATCCATTCACGTGATGAAGACCGCATCTATGTAGTGGAGAGAACACCTGAGGGTACTAGAGCCTACAAAGAATACCCTACTAATTATGTGTTCTATTACGATGATCCTCGTGGTAAGTATCGTTCTATTTACGGAAACACTGTTTCTAGGTTCAGTACTAGAAAGCGCAGTGAATTTGAAAAAGAACGTAGAATCCATTCTGGAAAACAATTATACGAGAGTGACATTAACGTAGTGTTTCGTTGTCTAAGCGAAAACTATCTTAATGTAGAACCTCCTAAACTACATACATGTTTCTTTGACATTGAAGTTGACTTTGATCCTGAAAAGGGTTTCAGTCCAACTGATGATCCTTTTAATCCTGTTACGGCTATCTCAATGTATCTTGATTGGCAAGACACATTGGTTACCTTGTGTATCCCACCGAGGCACATGAGTGACGAAACAGCACAAGAAATTGTTAGTAAATTTGATAACTGTTTGCTTTTCAAAAATGAAAAGGAAATGTTTGATGTTTTCTTTCAACTAATAGAAGATGCTGACATACTTACTGGCTGGAACTCCGAAGGATACGATATTCCATATATGGTTAATCGTGTAACAAGGGTAATGTCTAAAGACGATACACGTAAATTTTGTTTGTTGGGTCAGTTACCTAAACCTAGAACATATGAACGTTTCGGTAAAGAAGAAGTAACTTATGATTTGGTAGGTAGAGTTCATATGGACTATCTACAACTTTATAAGAAATACAACTACGAAAGTCGCCATAGCTACAAACTAGATGCTATTGGCGAAATGGAAGTAGGCGAAAATAAAACACAATACGAAGGCACATTGGATCAGTTGTATAATAAAGACTGGGAACAGTTCTTAGTTTACAACAGACAAGATACAATGCTGTTGGTCAAAATTCATAATAAATTAAAATTCTTAGACCTAGCAAATGCGCTAGCACATGAGAATACAGTTTTGTTGCCCACTGTTATGGGTTCTGTAGCAATGATCGAAATGGCTATTGCTAACGAAGCACATAATCGTGGATTGGTAGTTCCAGATAAAAAACGAAAGGATGATAGAAATGAAGATGAACAGCAAGCGGCAGGTGCCTATGTTGCTACGCCCAAGAAAGGAATGCATGAGTGGGTCGGAGCAGTTGACATTAACTCGCTCTATCCCTCGGCTATTCGTGCCCTCAACATGGCACCCGAAACCATCGTTGCTCAAGTCAGACAAACCCTCACCGACAAATACATGAAAGACAAGGCGCTCAAATTGGGTGCCGCTAAGAAACGTGCTAAAGAAGGTGATGAAGTCTGGGGTGCTATTCTATGGGAAGGTTTGTTTGGTGTATTAGAGTATACAGCAATCATGAACCAAGAACGTGGAACTATGCTATGGGTAGATTATGAAGATGGTCGTAGCGAAGAAATGAGTGCGGCTGAAATATGGAAGATGATTTTTGATAGTCACAACCCATGGATGATTTCTGCTAACGGTACAATCTTTACGTATGAAAAAGAAGGTGTGATTCCTGGTCTGTTATCACGTTGGTATACAGAACGTAAATCAATTCAAAAACAGGCTAAAGAAAGTTATGGCACTGATATGTATGAATATTACGACAAGCGACAACTTGTACGTAAGATTTTACTTAACTCTGCTTATGGCGCACTGTTGAATGAACACTGCCGTTTCTATGATAAACGTATTGGTCAGTCTGTTACTTTATCAGGTCGTCAGATTGTCAAGCACATGATGAGTTACATCAATGAATGTATTGAAGGTGATTACGATTTTAATGGTCGTGCGATTGTTTATGGTGATACTGACTCTTGTTATTTCAGCGCATATCCTGCTTTGAAAGAACAAATTGACAAAGGTGATATCAACTGGGACAAAGATACATGTGTTCAATTATATGATGGTATCGGTGAACAAGTTAACGATAGCTTCCCAGCATTCATGGAACGTGCTTTTCACGCCCCTAGAAAGAATGGATCTATCATTAAAGCAGGTAGAGAACTTGTAGGTGATAGAACTATCTTTATTACTAAAAAGCGGTATGCGATTAACATATATGATAAAGAAGGTAAACGCAAAGACGTTGCTGGTAAGTTAGGCGATATCAAGGCAATGGGTCTTGATTTGAAACGTGCTGACACTCCTAAATACGTACAAGAGTTTTTGATGAAAGTTCTTGTTATGGTTATTCAGGAAGGTAAAGATAGAAAGGAAGTTATTGAAACTATTAAAGAATTCAAAACCAAACTATCAGCACAAGAATCTTGGACTAAAGGTTCTCCCAAAGGCGTTAATAATCTAACGTATTATGGAGAGCAAGAAAGAATGAGCAAAACCGGTAGAGCAAACATGCCTGGTCACGTTCGTGCGGCATTGAACTACAACTATTTGCGAGAAGTCAATAGTGACAACTATTCTATGAAAATCGTAGATGGTATGAAGATTGTTGTATGTAAACTTAAATCTAATCCATTAGGGTTTACTAGCATTGCTTACCCAACTGATGAACTACGATTACCAAAGTGGTTCAAAGAACTACCATTTGACGATTTGGGAATGGAAAAAACATTAGTTGATGAAAAGATTGAAAACTTGTTAGGTGTGTTAGATTGGGAACTTAGAGACAATACAGATACCAATACTACATTTAACAACTTATTCACTTTCGACTAATGGTGAAACAAATGTTGACATACGTAAAATATTCCTACATAATACGTAACAACTATATCTTAAATAACATTTTAAAGGAAAACCATGAAAGATATTCTACAGGATATTATCCAACACACATCTAGTATCGGCTTTGAGCTAATCAAAGTAACCGGCACTGACAAAGAAACTAGCATCAATGGTCTTGCTAGCAATAAGTCTGTCATCATTATGGGCACACTAAAGAACCCGCAACCCGAATTCATCGGTGTTTTCGGTATGCCTAACTTGAACAAACTAAAGAACATTTTAGACACAGATGAATTTAAAGAGAATGCCAATATCAGCATTTTGAAGGACAACACTGAGTATCCAGATGCCCCAACTGTTACCCGATTCATCAACGAAAAGGGTGACTTTAGCATTGACTATCGACTGATGATTAAGAGTGTTGTTGAGGCACAAGTAAAGAATGTTACCTTTCATGGTACTGGTTGGGACGTAGAGTTTACTCCTAGTGTATTGAGTATTCAGCGTCTAAAGCGTCAGTCTAGTGTTCACAGCGAAGAAACTACATTCAAGACTGTTATGGAAGGCAAGGATCTCAACATTTACTTCGGTGATCCTAGTACACATAGTGGTAAGTTTACTTTTCAGAGTGACTTGTCCGGTGGATTCAAAAAGACTTGGAAGTGGCCAGTAACTGAAACTAACACTATCTTGTCTCTACCCGGCGATAAGACCATTAAGATTAGCGATCAAGGTGCTATGGAAATTACAGTCGATAGTGGCTTGGCAGTGTATCGTTATCTTTTCCCAGCACACACAAAATGATTAACAACATAGCCGCAACTGGCAAATACATACAGGTTTCTGGCAGTGGCTCTACCTATGTGTCTAGGAGTTATAACTCAAATGCCAAAATGGTCGGTGACATGATGTATGATGTTGACAGTCAGTGTATCAAAGTTTATGATGGTTCTACCTGGGCAACATTATCAAGTCCTAGTGTTACTGTTGGATTGACTGCTGAAGCAGAAATGCTACTAGATTGGGCAAGAAAAAAACGAGCAGAAGATTTTGATCGTGAACAACTTGCTCAGACCAACCCTGCTATCAAAGACTTAGTTAATCAAATCAAAGAAAAAGAAGAACAAATTAAAATGGTTCAGACCTTGTTGAAGTCTAGTGGCACTGAAGGTCAAGAGTTAATGGGAAGTTAATGGAACAAGTTAATCTATCACAAGCACATAAGTCTGACTGGGCATTATTTTTACCTGCTATCAGTAGTTTTTATATTACTGGGATCGGCAAACAAATCAAAGGTGAAAATTATTTTGAACAGTCAAGAATACCTGCGGGTTTCAATGGCGATATTGAGTGTTTGAATTTCTTGAACAGTAGTCATGGACTCTATAATTATAAATGGGGTCTATACTCTGCTGGACATGCGAACCTTGATGTTAACGAACAAGACAATGCCGAAACTGTAGTGCGTGAACGTGAACAAGGAACGTTCTTATTGGGTGACTCAGGTGGTTTCCAAATTATGAAAGGTCAATGGCCTGCTGATTGGAAGGATCCTAATTGTCCTAAAGCAATGGCACAACGTCAGAAAGTGTTGAAGTGGATGGATACATACATGGATTATGGTATGTGTTTAGATGTTCCAACACAAACATTACGCAATCAACATTTACTTGATAAGCACGGAATCACTACAATTGAAGAGGCAGTAAAAGCTACTCATATCAATAATGAATATTTTATTCAACATCGCAGTGGTAAGTGTAAGTTTCTAAATGTACTTCAGGGACTAAATCATACACAATCAAATGATTGGTATGATGAAATGAAAAAATATTGTGATCCAAAAGTTTATCCAGACAATCACTTTAATGGATGGGCATTCGGTGGTCAAAATAAAATTGATGTTCACTTGATGTTACTAAGGCTAGTTAATATAATTCACGATGGTTTACTAGAAAAAGGTAAGCATGACTTAATTCACTGTCTGGGTACTAGTATCTTAGAATATGCTGTAGTGTTTACTGAGATACAGAAAGCTATCAGAAAATATCATAACCCTAATTTAGTCATTACATTTGACTGTGCTAGCCCATTTTTTAGTGCGGCTAAAGGATTGGCATATTTCAATACTAGTATTGAACATGATAAGAAGTGGGCATATAGTATGGAGAAAACCGCTGAGGATAAAAACTATGCTACTGATAATAGGAAATATCGGGACGGTGTATTACAAGACGGTATCCATAAACTATTTACTGATAGCCCTGTAACTGATAGAATGCTTATGAAAGATTTGTGCTATAGGGGACACGGCTTCATAGGTCAACATGGTAAAGAAACTAAAACAAGTTGGGATACTCTAAGTTATACACTGTTACAAAGTCACAATGTATATCAACATATCACCGCAGTACAAGAAGCTAATAGACGTTACGAACAAGGCATTCACCCAGCTATGATTATTAATAAAAATACAGGTGAAACATTTGGTCAAATCATCGACAAGATTTTTGCCCATAATGATAGACAGAAAAGTTTAGATGAAATTGAAAAGTATGACCGATTCTGGATGCAGATGAAGTCGGGTAGTCAGGGCTTTAGTGGCAAGAAAACTGTTAATGCTTTGACTAAGTTTGATGAATTGTTTTCTTTTAATTGAGGATAATTATGCCATACCGCGCACGTATACAAACATTGACTGAAACACATAGGATGTTAGACCAGCAAATTATTGAAATGGAAAAAGATCCTAAGAGTAATCCCGATACGATTGCTGAACTGAAAAGAAAAAAGTTACAATACAAAGACGAGATTCGTAGATTAGAAAAACTACAGTGGGAACATGACTACGAATCAGTAGACTTTGAGGACGATAGATAATGGAACAACGTGAACAAGCACTTGCTGAACAAAGAGCAAGAATTAAAGACAAAGCAAAAAGAACAATCTGGGTTACATTCCGTAAAGAGGGAATCCATCGCTATCCGGCAGCAGAGTCTGACCCCAATCTAAAAACAGGAGATATGTATGACGTTTCGTTTCTTGGCTACCCTCATAGGCATATTTTTCACTTTACTGTTGGCATTCAAGTTTGGCATAACGACAGAGATGTGGAATTCATTCAATTTAAAAGATGGCTTGAACAATTGTATTCTGGCGACCAAGGTGTATTGTCGCTAGATTATAAAAGCTGTGAAATGATTAGCGATGACCTCTATGAGCAAATTGCTAGTCGTTACCCAGGTCGTGATATTGAAATAACAGTATCCGAAGATGGCGAAAACGGAGCCACAATCCGTTATAATACAACTCAACCTTATCAACAACTCGCTATTTAAAAGGAAAAATAAAATGGCAAAACCTACGTTTCAACCTAATCCGAAAGTCGCTCAAATTTTTGAAGACCTCGAAAAATATAAAGAATTTTGTGTAGACTACGGATATAAGTTTGATGAATCAACTCTATACGACATGCGTAGTTTCGCTTATCGTCAACACCAAAAGCAACTAGCTGGCAAGCCTGCTAAAAGCAACTGGGACGATTTAGTTAGTCAGGCTAAAATGGCATGAGAATAGTACTTGTCACTGGGGGATTTGATCCAGTACATAGCGGTCATATTGAGTATATCAAGGCTGCTAAAAAATTGGGAGATGAATTAGTCGTAGGACTAAACAGTGACGAATGGTTGGCTCGTAAAAAGGGCCAACCTTTTATGCCTTTCAACGAGAGAATGGAAGTTTTAAAAGCCAATCGTTACGTAGATTGGATAATTAACTTTGATGACAACGATGATAGCGCACGTTGGGCAATATACGCAGTAAGAGAAAAATTTCCTGATGCTACTATTGTTTTTGCCAACGGTGGTGACAGAACAAAAAAGAACATTCCAGAAATGGATGTTGAAGATGACAATATTGAATTCGTTTTTGGTGTAGGCGGGAAAAACAAAAAGAATTCAAGCAGTTGGATTTTAGAAAATTGGAAAGCACCTAAAACGTTGCGTGATTGGGGATACTATCGTATACTACATGAAGTTGATGGTTGTAAGGTTAAAGAACTTACAATTGATCCAGGTAAAAGTTTGAGCATGCAAAAACATTTCAAACGTAATGAATTTTGGTTAGTAACTAGTGGTAATTGTAGTCTTAACAGTATGATGAATAATGGTTATAAGTTGCCACCAAAAGAATTAGGTACACATATGTCAGCATATATACCTCAAGGAGAATGGCATCAATTAGTTAATCTATATGATGAGCCTTGCCGAATTGTCGAAATACAATATGGTGACGAATGTGTTGAAGAAGATATAGAAAGAAAAGATGCGTAAATTATTTTATATGGGTTTAGAACCCTACAAAGCAAGATACACGTTACAACTAACAGAATGGAACGAACGTGTATTCAAACGTAGAAAAATCAAATATGTAATCGTACCCGGAGATACATTAACGAGTGACCAAGCCATTGTGACAGGTCAAGTACTTGACGCACATGGTCGCAGTTACTTCGGTATGAGCCAATTAATGAATCTTGTAAAGATGATGAAGGAAGGTGAGGTTACTAATGATGACGTTATCTACTTTGAGGACATGTTTCAGCCTGGAATTGAGAGTTTGCCGTACATTCTTAATCAGGTCCCAGAGACTCACAGGCCTAGGATTTATGTTCGCTGTCTTGCTCAGTCCATTGATCCTGATGATTTTGTTCATGTTTGGGGTATGTCGAAATGGATGGGCCTATATGAAAAAATGGTTTGCGAACTAGTACGTGATAGCGGCGGTGCTGTACTAGCATCTAATGAAGAAATGGTAATGCACATGAAAGTAGCAGGATGGGATGTTCCTATCTATAATATCAGTGGATTAGCATTTGGTAAGGACGAAGTATTAGAACGTGTTAACTACAAATTAAAATCTTTCTATGATAGAAAAATGCGTGTAGTGTTTGCCGCACGTTGGGATCAAGAGAAGCAACCTGATTTCTTTATGGATCTTATTGAAGCATACTTTAATCGTCATCCCGGCGCATCCGGTGTTGAGTTTTGTATTTGTAGTGGTGGAAAACTACGTAGTAACAACGATAGTTACATGAAGCGAACCAGAAAATTAGAAGAACAAGGTAAGTTGACTGTTTACGAAGATTTAGATAAGAATGCTTATTATGAAATATTAAATAACAGCCGCGTGTTGTTCAACTGCGCCTTACAAGATTGGGTAAGCAATACTGTAAGCGAAGCAGATACATTAGGGTGTAATGTACTGTATCCTGCTTATCGTAGTTTCCCTGAAACTTTTGGTAATGATCCAGAAAGATTATATGTACCATGGTCTATTACTGATGCTTTGGACAAACTAGAACCTTTATTGAAAAAGCCTCATCCTAATATGTATAAAATTTGTACTTGGACAGATAAAACAATTGATAGAATCTGTGATATAATGACGGGCAAAGGTGAACAATGGTTGCGTATGTCAACCGATTATCGTAATTATAGTAAAGAAGCCAAATACTAAGGAGTAAATCATGGCAGAATGGAATGTACAACCAACGTGGAAAAAATCAGTAGTTGAACGTCAATACATGACTAAAGATGGTAATACCATCGTTGTCGAAACTGGTTGGCGTTGGGGTGAGTTTGTTGTTTATACAGATGATGACAATCCCCCAAAGATCGAAGCAGGTGTGGATATGTTCAATTGTGGATACGAAAGTGAAATGATTGAAACATTCGATGGTTGCTGGGAAGAAATTGACTACGATGACTGTGACGATGAAGTAAGAGAGTGGGTTGAAGAATTCCTAGAAGAAAACAGTTATTATGATTTAGAAGAACATGGTTGGATCATGGATGACTGTGAAATGATTATTGATTGTGATTTAGAAATTAGAAAAGTTAACGAAGATGGTTCACTTAGCGATCCAGTAGACGTAGATACCGATGAAGAAGAAACGGTTAAAGAGCCTATGAAGCTGGAACCTGGAGCAGCATGGCCATTCTCAAAACCAGAAGAAGGTTCTAAGGAGTAATTATGGTAACAAAAAAAGTCAAAAAGTCTACTGATAGTTGGCCAAAGATTAGTCAAGGTACTCACTTGACAGTAAAGACTTTTGAAGATGGTCGTACTGAACTAGTATGGGATGACGAACAGCTATTAAAAGAAGTAAGAGAAGCAATTGCTTCTGTTCAAACGAACAAAAAACAAACTAAAGGAAGAAAGAAAAATGTCAGCAAATAACGATATTAAAACTCATTTGGCAGCATATGAAGCCGAGAATGAAAAATTTGAAAAGGGCAACAATGCCGCAGGCACACGTGCCCGCAAGGCTTTAGCAGAATTAGCAAAGGCTGTTAAAGCTCGCCGCAATGAAATTACAGCAGAAAAAGCTGCACGTAAAGAAGCTAAGGCATAAATACATGTGCCACACAAAGGTGGCACATTTCAATTTTCATATCCGCGTAAGGAAGGATTCTATATGTCATACAACAAAACAAAAACCGATCCAAAATTGGGTCAACGTGTACACGAACATCTAGTTAAGATGGGTGTTGAGACTCCAACAGTGCCTAACAATTATGACCGTAAAGAAAAAATCGATCATATCGAGGCACATTTTACACATATCATGCGTATCTTGGGTCTAGACTTAAGTGATGATAGTCTTATCGAAACACCTAAACGTGTTGCTAAAATGTACGTCAACGAAATCTTTTGGGGTCTTGACTATGAAGCATTCCCCAAGTGTACTACAGTTGATAACAAGATGAAGTACAACGAAATGGTAGTTGAAAGGAACGTCAATGTTCAGAGTAATTGTGAGCATCACTTTGTTATCATTGATGGTACCGCTACTGTTGCATATGTGCCTAAGGATAAAGTGCTGGGACTTTCTAAAATTAATCGGATTGTAGAATATTTCAGCAAGCGTCCACAAATTCAAGAACGTCTTACAGAACAAATCTTTCATACACTACAGTATATCCTAGACACCGAAGATGTTGCTGTTATGATTGACGCACAACATTATTGTGTAAAAAGCAGAGGTGTTGAAGATACTGGCAGTTCTACTGTAACCAGTCGTTTAGGTGGAGGTTTTAAGAATGATCCGGCAGTTCGTAATGAGTTTTATCAAATAGCTCGTCAAGGATGTAAGTAATGGAAACATTAATTGGTATCAGTATTTTTCTAGGATATGTATTAAAACTTGCGGCTAATGTATTTGTTTTTATACTAGCAGGTTTGGGGGTGTATTTCTTAGTAAATAGACTCCCGTCTAGTGATTGTACACACAATTGTAATCAAGGACGCAATTGTACTTGTGGTAACAAAAATGCGTAATTTCCCCCCAATGAATGAAGCTGAGGCTTTAGAGTTCCTTAAAAAAATAGGAATGAAGAAGCGCAGAGTTGTTTCAGGGACTGAAAGAGAACATCTTATAACATTACTTTCATTGCTAGACCCCATTGATACCAGTAATAATCAACGAACGTTTACCGAAACATATCATCACGCCGGCAAAGAATACGAACTTACTTGGGGATTCGATATAGAGGGTGAACCGGAACCTTATGTAGAAGAAATAACAGACTATGATATTCAATAAACTTAGGGATTTAGAGGGCAAAAAGATAGGTATAACATTCAGCGCCTTCGAACTATTACACGCTGGGCATATGTCTATGCTAGCTGAGTGTAAGAAACATTGCGATTACCTAATTGCCGGATTACAAGTAGATCCGTCATATGATCGCCCGGATACTAAAAACAAGCCAGTACAAAGTATAGTAGAAAGACAATTACAATTACAAGCTGTTCGCTACGTAGATGAAATATTAGTCTACCATACAGAAAAAGATTTGGAAGAAATACTTTTAATTTTGCCCATCAATGTACGCATTATAGGTGAAGAATACAAAGACAAAAACTTCACAGGTAAACAAATCTGTGTTGACAGAGGTATAGAAATTGTTTACAATTCTAGACGAGACCATAGTTTTAGCTCGACTAATCTTAGAAAAAGAGTTGCCGAAGCAGAGAACAACAAGAAAAAATGGTAAATAAAGATAGCGGTCTTTGGCATCATCCCGCTTTATAAATTCTGCTGTCATCAAACTTGCTACTTTTATAAAGGAGACTAGAGATGGCAAACTCAAATGAGAACGAGTTTCAAACACATCGTTGGAATTCGGCTAGACAATACAAATACGTAAGTACAAAAGAATATCACGATTCATTTCCATGTGCGTATCGCCAATGGCGTGCTAATAGCCATTGTAATTTAATACATGGATATAGTTTTAGTATGAAGTTCTTTTTTGGAACTGACAATCTAGATATTCGTAACTGGGCTATGGACTATGGTGGATTAAAAGAACTCAAAAAGATTTTGGAAGACCAATTCGATCATACTTTATTGGTAGCCCAAGACGACCCAGAACTGGAAACATTCAAGTTGCTAGAAAGTAAAAAACTTGCTAAACTAACAATACTTCCTAGACTAGGTTGCGAAGGACTATCCGATATGCTTTACAAATATGTAAATGGTGTCTATATTCCCGATTTGCTTGGTACTGGAGAAAGCGAACGACTTTGGTGCTATCGTGTCGAAGTTAGAGAAACACAAAGTAACATGGCTTTTAGAGAAGGTCATCGTGAATGGAATGAGGACTTATTCGCATGAGCGAAATTAAAATCAGCGAACTATTTTATAGTATACAAGGTGAAGGCAGGTACATGGGTGTACCTAGCGTATTCCTCCGCACATTTGGTTGTAATTTCAAATGTGATGGATTCGGAATGCCGCGGGGAGAGAAAACTAATGAGAGAAACGTTATCGCAATTAAAGCAGAAAGTTATAAGGATTATAAATCCCTTCCACTTGTCAGTACTGGATGTGACTCTTATGCATCTTGGGACCCTCGTTTCAAACATCTTAGTCCTTATCTCAGTACCGATGATATTGTTAGTAGGATTATGGATATACTGCCTCACAATCGCTGGTACGATGAGCACTTGGTTATCACCGGTGGTGAACCTTTATTGGGATGGCAAAAAAACTATCCGGAACTTCTTTCTAAGAAGCAAATGAATAATCTCAAGGAATTGACTTTTGAGACTAATGGAACTCAAATGATTTATCCAGAAGTCATTGAGTTCTTACATTCATGGAAGATGCACAGAGAAAAGAATGCCCTTACATTTAGTGTGAGTCCTAAGTTAACTGTAAGCGGAGAGAAATGGGAAGAAGCAATTCAGCCCAAGGTTATACATCAATATCAAAGTGTTGGTTTTGTCTATTTAAAATTTGTAATCGCTACGGAAGAGGACTTGGCTGACGCAGAAAGGGCAGTAAATGAGTATCGCTCATATGGTTTCACGGGTCCTGTTTATCTTATGCCTGTCGGCGGTGTTGACAGCGTGTATTCCCTTAACAATCGTAACGTGGCAGAAATGGCAATGCGAAAAGGTTGGAGGTACAGTGATAGATTACAAGTGCCATTATTCAAAAACGAATGGGGGACCTGATGATGGGAGTTATGACCAGTGATGAAGATGTAGGATTTACAACTAGCGCAGACAAATTGTTTGCGTCACATTGTATAGGAAAACAACTAAAGTTTGTCTGGTTCCCTAAGCGATGCCATCTTACTAGAAAAATTATTTGGTTCAAGAAAGCATACAGGCTAACTGCTATGTGGGTTGGACCCGGAGAAACTATGTTTGAACATAGATGGCACTCTAAAAAAGAACATATATTTTGGGAATTAAAAAGATGAACGAGAAATTTACAGAACTAGCATTACAAGCAGGAGGGTCACACTACCCAAATGTTAATCCAACACAATTAGAAGCATTCGCAAATCTAATTATCAAAGAATGCTTAGAGGCAGTGAAAAACGCAGATTGTCGTGATTTTGTATTGACTACATTTGATAAAGGAATGGCAGCTAGCATCAAGGCAAGATGCGTTACTAGTATTAATAAAACATTTGACACTAATTTTCTATGAGAACATACGACAAGCGTATTGGATTTTTAGTTAGTTATCAAACATTAATTCCACATGGTGGCATTGGTCAATTCACAAAAAGTTTTTGTGAATTGATGGATGAACATAATATCAAAGTAGATATTATCACAGACAAAGAACCACAAGATAATGACTTTGTAAAATCATTAAACACTAACATCATCTTTCCGGAAGAGCCTCTTAAGTACACCGAGCATAGTAATATTTTTATGTATGGTGATACCTTTTGTTATGAAAGGATGGCTAATTTTAGAAACAGCATTATCAGAGCGTTAGAGCAAAATATCTATGACTGTTTAATATGTAACACGTATGAATCTGTACAAGTAGCAAGTACTATGGGCCTTGATGATGTTATTCAAATAATTGCCTATACACACTTAGAAAGTCAAATATTTAAAGACACTAAAAATCCATTTCTTCATTCTACTAATGAAATGATGCGTAAGCAATTAGAAATGTCTAACTTATATATTGGTACACAAAGTAAATTCAATCAAGTATCAATGGACAATGCTTATCATTTGCCTATTCCTATTAGTGAACGTAAGTTACTAGAAAGATACAATAATCCTAGAGAGGGTGTATTATTTGTTGGACGCTGGGAAGAAGGAAAAAACCCTGAGTTGTTCATTGAATTGATTGAACAAACTATGCTACCAGCTAGAGTTATGACTAGCCCAAACGGAGTTAAAAAATTTGAAGAACGACTAAAAAAGATTGGCGTCAAATACGATATACGTGCTAGTATCGTAGGTCAAGAAAAAGTAGACTTCATCACACAATCTAGAGTAGCATTTAATCCTAGCATTGTTGAAAGCTATGGCATGGCATTTTATGAACAACACATACAACTGCCTACAGTAGTATTAGAAGGACAACGCTGGACTAAAAATTTTAACGAAGAATTCTTCTACATATGTAATAAAAAGAATATGGCGCAGAAGGTCAAAGAACTATATGAAAGTTTTGAGAGTGCGGAAACTTATTACAATCTAGGCGCTATTGAACATGCTAATTTTATGGAGAAACGTGCGTTCCAAAAATGGAATGACTGCTTTCATAATTTTAATGGAAAAACGTCTACTAACAACAGTGCCAAGTTCTGTTCAGTCACTACTACAAGCCATGCCGACTTTATCAAAGAGTTAGGTAGAAAAGTAATTTGTATTGATGATATCCGTAGTGTTCTTACGAATAGACATAAATATATGACTTTATATACTAATAAAGACACATATTTTACGAAAGATCCGCATTTTTCCCCAGAAGAATCTGTGTCAAATTTATTTGAAGGGCTATAATGAAGAAAATTTTAATTACTGGTAGTTCCGGCTACATTGGATCACACCTGTGTAACTATTTGAAAAATGAATACCAAATCTATGGTGTAGATGTAGTATACCCCAAAGTGTTGACTGAGAACTACATTAACTGGGATATCAAAATGTCTCAAGGTATCAATGATAAATTTGACTGCGTAGTTCATCTTGCCGCATTAGTTAACGTGAGTGAAAGTCAGAATAGAAGAACTGACTATTACTTAAATAATGTTTTAGGAACATTGAATGTTCTTCACGGTGTAGAAACTGATAACTTCATTTTTGCCAGTACAGGAGCGGCTTCACAACTCGAAAGTGTTTATGGCATTAGTAAACGTGTTGGAGAAGACCTAGTAAAAGAGTATTGTGAAAAATTTAAAATGGACTATACCATCTTTAGATTTTACAATGTCATCGGTGGAAATGTCGTTGAGCCAACTAATCCTGACGGTTTGTTTTATAACTTACATAAAGCAAAACATAAGGGTGAGTTTACGATTTTCGGTGATGATTACGATACCCGTGATGGTACTTGCGAACGTGATTATGTTCACGTAAATGAAATTTGCGAAGCAATTAAACAAGCAATAGAAAATCCAGCAAATGGACTAGAAAATCTAGGACACGGTGAGGGTAAGACCGTTAAGGAAATAGTAGAAGAATACAAAAGGGTAAATAGATTAGACTTTAGTATTAATTATGGTCCCAAACGTGATGGTGATTTAGCTAAAAGTGTACTAGATAATCCTAGTAAGTATATGAAAAGATTATATTCTTTTGAAGAAATGGTAAACATTGACAATTAATCCAGCTTCTGTTAGACTATCAGCATGACATTCAATCCAACTATCAAACGTATCGGCTTTGCTTGTAAGTGGGCAGAGATTAACAAAAAGGGCGAGATCGCCAGTGCTGAGGGCCTGAACACCGGTGGTACTACACTAGCGTGGGCTAATCGCAATCCACGTGCTAAGGTTGAGGAAAAAATCATTGATGTTGCTAAGACCAACATCATGAATACACACAACCTTATTAAGAAAGTTGCTACCCTCCCCCCACAGTTACGTATGTTGCGTATCACCAGTGACATGCTAAGTTTCTACACACACAAAGATTATCGTGACTTTTGGAAATCCACTGATATTCAAAATCTACTTGAACATTGGTTCAGACCACTAGGCGAAACTGCCCGTGCTAATGATGTGCGTGTAAGTTTTCATCCCGATCAATTTGTAGTATTGGCTAGCGACCGAGAAGAGGTTGTAAATCAAAGTATCGAAGAATTTGAATACCACGTAGATATGGCTCGCTGGATGGGCTATGGTAAGAATTTTCAGGATATTAAAATCAATGTACACATCAGTGGTCGTCAGGGCCCTGATGGTATTCGTAAAGCATATACTCGGCTTAGTCCCGAGGCACGAAATAGCCTGACTATCGAAAACGAGGAAATGACACATGATCTTGAAACTTGCCTACAAATTAGCGACCTTGTTCCAATCGTATTGGACATACATCACCACTGGGTTAACAGTGGAGAATACATTCAGCCTACTGATGACCGCGTTAAAAAGGTTATTGATAGTTGGCGTGGCATTCGTCCTGCTTGCCATTATTCTGTCAGTAGGGAAGACATACTTGTTGACCATGCCCGAGACGCCCTTCCCGCCCGTGATGCGTTGATGGAGGCAGGTCATAACAAGCAAAAATTACGTGCCCATAGTGACTACTATTGGAATGATGCTGTCAACGATTGGGCATTGACATTCAATGAACACTTTGATATCATGTGCGAAAGCAAGGCTAAGAATCTTGCTAGCATAAAACTTTATGAGAAAAAATATGGGATTATTGGATAAACTATTTGGAAAAAATAAAGACACTTTGCCAGAGGATCAAGTATTACCTGAAGCAAAGAAAACACCAGCAACACCTAAAGTAAAAAAACCGCGCAAGCCAAAAGAGCCAAAAGTTGAAATATCTGCTAAAGAAAAAGCAACACAAGCGGGCGAACCTTATATAAACATCATTGGGTTAGAATTAAATCCAAACAATCTACATGAGGGTGCGTTTGAACTAGATTGGAATGAAATCTTTATTGCTAGACTAGTTAAAGCTGGTTACATGAAAAAGAAAGAGGACACCGACAGAGATATCGTAGATCGGTGGTTCCAAGATGTGTGCCGAAATGTAGCACTTGAGGTATACGAACAAGCACAGGCTGACCCAACTAACAGAGATTTGCGTCATATCCAGCAAAGAGATTTGGGTAACGGTAGGACAGAGGTCAGTTGACAAAAACGCAAAATAGTCGTATAATATACGCATATTAATCGAATAGATACATGCCCGTATGAAATACGCACTCATTGACACAGCCAATACTTTCTTTCGTGCCCGTCACGTTGCTAATCGTAACAGTGACCCTTGGGAAAAGGTCGGTATGGCACTACATCTTACACTAGCATCGGTCAATATGGCTGTACGAAAGTATGGCATTGACCATGTTGTCTTTTGTCTTGAGGGCCGTTCTTGGCGCAAAGACTTTTACAAGCCCTACAAAGCTAATCGTGCTGTTGCCAATCAGGCAATGACTGAGGCTGAGCAGGAAGAGAACAAAATGTTCTGGGAAACGTATGAGCAATTCACTACGTTTATCCGTGAAAAAACTAACGTCAGTGTGTTGCGTCACGAAAACGCTGAGGCTGACGACCTAATCGCCCGCTTCATCCATCTTCATCCAAATGATACGCATTACATTATTAGTTCTGATACCGATTATGTTCAGCTTATTGCTCCAAACGTGTTCCAATACAATGGAGTCTCAAATGAACTTATCACCCTCGAAGGATATTTCAAGGACAATGGTAAGCCTATAATCGACAAGAAAACTAAAGAACCCAAACTTCTGGAAGATCCTCAATATCTGTTGTTTAAGAAAATCATTCGTGGTGACAGCACTGACAACGTGTTTACTGCCTATCCCCGTGCTCCCGAAAAAGGTTCTAAAAATCGTGTTGGTATGATTGAGGCATACGAAGACCGTAACAAGCAAGGCTTCAAATGGAATAACTTCATGCTACAACGTTGGGTAGATCACGACGGTGTTGAACAGCGGGTGCGTGATTGCTACGAACGCAATAAAACACTGATTGACCTTACAGCACAACCTCAGGAAATTAAAGATAAGGTTGATGAAACAATTCGCACTGGTGTGCGTGTTAATATTACGCTTCAAGTGGGTGTTCACTTTATGAAATTTTGCGGAAAATATGAACTTCAAAAAATCTCTGAAAATGCTGAAACTTACGCTAAGTGGCTTAATACTCCGTATAAAGGCAAACTACATGAGCAACATTCTACATAAGCAACTATATGCTGGTATCATGGCTATACTGAATGATAAAGAACATTATTATAAATCCAGCATTGGAAAAAAGGGCGAGTATAATCATTTTAATGATTGCGGCAAAGAAGCATTATTCAAATATGTAGAACAGTTTGCTCCTTTGATGTTAGAACAACAAAATGCCGAATTAGACGCCCGAGCAAAACAGATGGTTATTGATGAATTAAAGCGATGACATTTAAAGTACAAACTTCAAGTATTAGGACAATTAGAAAAGGCGAAAAGGGCTTTATGCTAGTGAACGGTAATACTATAGCACCGAGAGCAGGATTTGAAATCAGTCATAGTGCTCCTCAATCCTATAGGCAAATTATCGCAGAATGTATTGACAATGGTTGGCTGAAGCCTGTTGCGTATGTTAAAGATAGTGAATTATTTTGGGAAGAGTTTTCAAAATGAAAAGGATTTTTTATGAAAAAGTTGGGAAACGGTACAAGCCTGTTTACGAGTATGACCAAACACTTTTGGATGCTTTCCCAAAAGGTAGCCACTTGGTTTGCGTTTATCCCGGAGGCAGTAGTCGGCGGTATAATGTTGATCCTAATTACGCGGCTATGATTGCGGCTGGACGAGTAGCAGAAGATACTATTTGTACAGCTATACATAAAGCTAGTGAAGCAAAGCCCAAAGAAAGACCGATAACTGAACGTCAGCGAAAAGCCTGGAATGAAATGAAGGAAGCATTTGGTGATGATTTTTTCAATTTGAATTATGGTAGTATTCGTGACTATGCGGAAGCAGGTGTAAAAGCTATGATGGAAGAGGCAAATACGTTAATGTCTAATCCATCAGTAAGAAAAGCATACGAACATTTCTTGTTAGTATGTGAATTAACTAAGGATAACAAACATGAATCTAGTAGCTAAACCTATTATCAAAGACCAATATTGGGTTATTACAGATGGTAAAAAGAAAATCGGCAACGTGATTGCTGAGGGTACTGAATATCAGGTTAAGATGGATGATAAAATTGAAACCTATGATAGTACTAATACCATCAGTAAACTAAAGAAAATTGAATTTCAGAGGGTTGGAAAAATCAATCCTCCTAAACCTCCATCTTTCGCTACATACCCGACCACTGGCGATAAAATCTATAATAGTTATTATGATGTAAAGAGAAAACTACACATCTATACTAAAACACCAAAAAGCAAATGCTATCATGTTGCTGGATGGTTTGCCATCAAACAGAATGATGAATATGTAAACGTTTTCTGTCCTAAATACATTTTTATTCAACGTTACGATTATGTAGGTCCTTTTATGTCAGAAAGCGAAATAAAAGTAGCATAAATAAAGTATGAGCCAAATTAAAAAATTCGTTGACAAAGTTGCGGCCTGCGAAGCTAGGCAAGTTCGTGAGTTACTAATGCCGATTACTGACGCAAAAGAATTGCGTGACGAAATATTAAAACTACTGGTAGACAAATCTGAACAAAAATCTAACTCCAACGAAGTTATCGAAGTAGTAGTAAATGGTGGAAAATGGTAACTTATGAGCAGATCACAACCTAAAATCCTATTAGAGCTAGTAGATAAAACTACATACAAGTGCGACCAGATAGTCGAGGCTGCCGGCATATGGGCTGTTTTTTATGATGGTCAGCCTATTAATTTAAAGAGCCAGCACTATCTAGATAATGAAGCTGTACCAAAATACAAAAAGACCAGCTTTAGTAATCCAGGACACGCAAGAAATCTTTGCCGCAAACTCAATAAACAATTCAAAACAGATAAATTCACAGTGGTGTTTATGAACAGCGGCACACGTGTTTATCCAGATGAGTAGTAAAGAAGAATTTACTAGAATCATATTGGCAGAAAAGCCAGACATACATCTTACTTTTGAGCAAGCATTAAAAACGTGGTGGGTAAATATCCGCAAAGAAGGCGGATTCCGCCTTACTGATCCAGGAGACCTTGCCTTTAGAAATTGTGATTTTGAGTATTTTGATTTTGACTTTATGCTTAAAAATAGCAATGTCACTTTAAGCTGGACTCAGTATATGTTAGAGCTTAACAAAAAAATGCCATGCCCTTACTATATACAGGTAAAGGTAGTTGATGGTAAAAAGATGCCCTTTATAAGAGTATACGATAGTAGGATCGCAATGCTAATTAATTTATACGGGTCTATAGACAGATATATACAATTGTCCAAAGAGAGGAAACGATGACTGAACCGAAGAAAAGTAAAAATCCATTTGTTAATATGGCTAATGAAGCTAAAAAGAACAATATTAGTAAACAATTCAATGCTAATTCAAATAGTAACGCAAAGATGCCAAAACCATCCAAAGGTTTTGGTGGACCATCTGTAGTTCGGAGAAGTGGCCGAGGCGGCTAATGTCAACGGATTATATACCTGAAGCGTTATAATATTACAGATATAATCTGTTTTTTTAAAGGAAATCAAAATGAAATTACTATCCACTCTAATCGCAAGTTTCTTTGCTGTGTCCGCTTTTGCCGCAGAACCTGCTAAGGCTCCTGCTGCGCCAGCAGCACCGGCTGCTCAACCTGCTGCCCAAGCTGCTCCTGCTAGTGACATGAAACTAGCTAAGAAGAAGGCAGACAAGGAGGCCGAGGCCAAACAAGCTAAAGAGGCCACTAAAAGCGCACCTGCCAAGGATTCCAAAGCCGAAGCTCCTAAGAAGTAATCCATTAAGAAAATCACTCATCGTTAATGGTGGAGACCCAAATCTAACTATTAGCGATGAGGATATACTTCCGGTATATCGTAGAAAGTATGATTTCGAAGATCCGGATAATGATATTTCTGACTATGTAAAAATTAGATTAGCCTTCATTAGACTCAAGGCTCTAGAAAAATACAGAGAAATACATTATAATAAAATGTCTTAGGCATAAATACAGTTAGAGTTCTGTTTAAAAACTCACTTAAACACATTACACACAGGAGAAAAAATATGTTTAATCAATACGCTTTCCAAGCCGTCGATACTATTCAAAACGCTAAGAAACAATTCGTTTCTACGTTCGTTCAACACGATGAATTCCAAAAAGTACTAAACAACTTTGTTGATGCTCAAACCGCATACACAAAGTCTGCTATTAATGCCGGTACAGAAGCTGTCACTAAGACAGGTGAAATTCTAACCGATCGTACTCCATACGTTAACTTCACTAAGAAACTAGCTGAATATTTCCCTACAGCCGCATGCGCTAAGAAAGGGAAGTAATATGTTAGCCTCTATCATAGAGGCTTTAAGAAGCCTCTTTAAACACAATAGTTACGGACACGAACTAGAAAGATACATCATTTCTAGATTTCCACAAAGTACATATGATGTAGAAAAAATGACACGTGAATACGAAATGTCAAAAATGAAAGAAGGTTTCTTATGATTACAAAAATAAAAAAATTTTTGTTAGCGTTACTTGAAGGATTACAAGAATCTAAAAAGTATCGTGCCAATAAATACAAGGTATGATTACTTACGTCCATACCAACATCTATAAAGTAGCGGACTATGCTAGGCATTTAAAAAATCTTAGCCCAGAAGACCGCTACTCTAGATTTGGATATAACATCAGTGATTACAATATAGATCAAATAGCATTGAACATGTGCTATCATCCACGAGACCATGAGTTGTGGTACGCTAGAACTGATGATACCAGAGTTGGTTGGGGACATATGGCAAAAAATGAAGATGGTTCTTGGGAACTTGCTGTAAGTGTAGACAAAGAATTTCAACAACAAGGTATAGCCAATAAATTGATTGTTGAAATGCTTACATGGGCAAAATTTCATCAAGTACCTGAATTATACATGCACTGTATTGAACAAAATAGAGTTATTCAGCACATTGCTAATAAGCATGGACTGAAAACAAAGTCAAGAGGAAATGGTGAAAGGACGGCATTAATTGAAGTTCCGACACCAAATCTTTTTGAGAGTAACACACAGTTACTCAAAGAGCAGGCTGAGATTGTTTCTGAAATAAATCGTTTGCGAGGTAAACTTGCTAAGTTATGGATGGATCCAACTCACCGAATTGATTGATTATCAATCATTAAACAGACATAATACACACAGAGGAGAAAACTATGTCACAATTTGAAACACCAAAAATGCCCGAAGTTAAATTCAATAAAAATGGTTACGAAATTCGTACCGACATTCTAGCAATGGCTAAAGACTTAGTAGGTCAAGATTTCCAATACAAGTATATGGGATGGGAAGCTACTGTAGAACGTGACAAGGACGGTAAGGTCGTCACTAAAGTCGGTATGCCCGAGTTTCCAGGTCTAGATAAGATCCTTGAAACTGCTGAAAAAATGTACAGTTTTGTAAACCAAAGCACACCTTCAAAAAAGTAATACTTTAGTACTACAAAATGCCCCGGAAACGGGGCTTTTTTACGGCTTGACAATAAATGGATTTGGGCATATAATACATGTATTGATTGATTAAAGGAGCGTGTATGACTGAATTTGAAAACAAGTGCTATGGTATGTCTGTTGAAGATATCCGTGAGCAGTACATGGAAAGTATTACCGCTCGTTTCTCGGGTCTGGAAATGGTCGTCATGGGTATCATGTCTGACTGCCAAGAAATGCTTGCTATGGGTGCTGGTCCCCGCTCGGTTGAGTATGTTCGCAAGCAAATGAATGTCGCCAAATATATCCTGAGTGAAATGCAGGAAGCCAAGCAAACGGCTTGACAATAAATATTTTTGGGTATATAATACACTTATTGTTTAAAGGAACACACATGGCACTGACTCCCCTCACCGAACGTCAAAAATCGTTGATTGTTTCCAATGTTGTGAAGGCGTGCCGTAACATTAATTCACTAAATAACACTGGTTACAAATTTATCAACCAGTGCTCTGGATTTATTGCCCACTACGACCTGTATGGGTTTCAGTCGTTCTATAGCGACAACAGCCTTAAGCATGATATTGTTTCCTTCGCTGGTCAAAATCAGTGGAAGAATTTTCACCCCGGCGAACGTGACTATGACTATTACATGAGCAAGGCTGACGTTTACAACCGTATTCTTAAGGAGATTCTGTGATGCCTGGTTTTGTTGATGTAACTGGTTGGTCTGATAATGATATCAAGCGTCTCGGTCAACGGGACGATGATGACTTTGATATTTCTTATCGTAATCCTTACGCCTATCGGAAGCCTTTCTCTACTACTCCCAAGTTTGCGTATGACGCCGAACTTGTTTGGACTGCTAGTGTTTTGGCTTATCGTGCCAATTGCGGATATGTCAAGGCGGTAGCCCCAGACACAAATAAATCTACTAACCGTCAACTGATGGAGCAGTACCTCAAGGATAATGTTCCCTTCTTGGCTGAGGATATCGAAGAAGGTCGTAAAATTCGTCAGTACTTCAAGGGTCTTACTTTCAAGGTACTTGAAGGTAAAACTCTCACCCCCTTCCTTCAGTCTGCTATGCAAATTACTGAAAAGGATCAAATTACATCCAACCTTGAACTTGCCACTATCGCAAGTTTGCCTGCTACTTATGAAAAAATGGCATCACGTGATGATGTTGAACGCCGAATCAAATGGGCAACTGGCGGTAACGTGGGTACCATTGGTGACAAAGTGACTGCTGAGATTGAAGTGGTTAAACAAATCTGGTCACAGAATTGGAACACATATTATATTACTGGTATAACTGACGATGACAAAGTGTTGTTTTTTGCCTACAAAACCAACATCGAAATTGGAGATCGTGTTAAAATCACGGGAACAGTTAAAGGTTATCGTGACAACACTACCCAACTTAATCGTGTAAAGGTTATCAAATGAATGAGGAATTGAAACAACTTGCTATTGAGGCTGGCGCGCCTGAGGACATGTTAGACAGCCTTTGGTTCAATGTTTTCTGTCAAAATTTTGCTCACTTAATTCTACTAGCCGCTGAGGAAGAGTATAAATGAAGAATTTTATTTTCGGTACGATATTTGGTATCATAATTTCAACTGTGGGTTTTACTGGAATCGCACGTATGCTTGACAACGGTCTACAAAAGACAAAAGAAATCGCCATCGAAGGAGCAAAATAATGGAAATGAAATGGGTAATGATTAGTTTGGCTATGATTTTTGGGTCGATGTTTGTGGCTGTAGGAGTTGAAAAACATCAGCAAAATCAATGCCGTATCGCAAGTGTCCAGGCAGGCAAGTCTGCCGATGATATCAGTAAAATTTGTAAGTGAAATTCAAACGATTAAATTTGGAGAACAAAATGGGACTTGATATGTACGCATACGTTGCCAATAAGGCTGATACTGACTATGACGATACTAGCCGCCAAGAGATTGCCTATTGGCGAAAGCACCCTAATCTACATGGCTGGATGGAGAAACTTGCGGAGAAAAAAGGTCTACAGTACAATTCATTCAATGGTGTTGAACTTGAATTGACTTGGGATGATATCAAACAACTGGAAGAAGATATCCGTAATGGTACTATGGCAGAATTGAATACTGAAGGATTCTTTTTCGGCAAGCCCAGTGATGATTATTACAAAGAGCATGACCTTAAATTTTGCGTTGATGCTAAGGCAGAATTGTTTCTCAAGCGTAAAGTGTTTTACAATTCAAGTTGGTGATGAAAGTTTATCAGGTTGTAGGCTATCCAAAGAATCATTATTTTGTTGATTCTTTTCAAGAGTTATTGGACATAATGGCTTGGATGAACAGTAACAATGTGGATTACTTACATGAATCTAGTAGCCAACATGGTTATGGATTTAGTATTAGAAAAAATTTTGAATGGTTTAGTTTGAGGTGGCTATGAGCGGGTATCATACAATTTTGCGGTGCGAAAAGATTAAAGAACGAGCAGACAAACTCGGCTTTATGCTTTGCTATCCCAAGGCAGGTTGGGGTGGCAGTCGAGGTGATGATTATGTTGCCATTAGACCTAAGGACAAAGAAGCATTGCCTATCTATAGCCGTGACGCTGAATTGTTTTGCGGCACGATCGGAGACCTAGAATCATTCTTTGCCGGACTTGAATGGGCGCGCCAATATGACGAAATGCTCAGGGTGTCTACGAAGGCGAAGCGTGAGCGTAAGGAACAAGATGAACGCAATCGTCAACTTATTAGGCTGTTGCGTGATGAAAAAGTGCCGGAGGTTCAAACATGAAAGTCATTGCTAAAATAGATAGTAGCCGTGTATTGTGTGAAGTTTCTATTGAGGAGCTTGCGTTTCTAAATGGCTTTCGAACTACCTATGAAAACGGGTTCGACAAATCAAAAATGAGCGAAGTTGGCACTGAATGCAACCTCAAAAAGATGGTTAATACTAGTCGGTTCGTTCGAGGTATTCGTACCGACACATTACAGAAAACTAAAGACAACTTGGAAGAACTTCTTTCAAAACTTGACGAGACAATGGAAACTGTTGCTAGTCTTGAACTATTCAATATACTAAATGAGGAGAAACAAATTGGCGACTGAAATTCTATATCGCATCAAGCCAGTAGATAAAAAATCTATTGAAATTTTTTATGACGTTTATAAAGAACGTGAAGACGGCTCCATTGTTGGATGGGCAGTAACTGAACTCTATCGTTGGGGCCAGGGTTTTGTACAAACAGAGGATGAACTACCTTATCTTGATAGTAAGTATGTAGTCGTTAGTCCTAATATCGGTGATGGGTGTGAACTTGATGATAACATCAGTATTGATTTCACTTTTGATGACGAATTGACCGAAGAAGAACGTGAGGAGATTGAACGTTGCTATTGTGATGGTGACGAAGATGGACGTTGTAACGCCGCTTGGTTGTTTGACGGAGACCATAATTGGCAACTTGAAGATGAAAGTGTGACTATCTACGGTCCTTTTGTCGTAGATAAAATCACTTATGAAAATTATACCGTTGTATCTGAGGAACGTGTCGAATTAAAACCACGACCCCCTCTTGATAAGAATAGTGCTTGGCCATTTAAATGATATTTTCTTACGAAGATATATACAAAACCAATTGGCAAGCACATAAACTTGCTATTGAGATATTCCAAAAATTTGATAAGCCGGACACACTGGTTTTTAGTACCACATGGGCCACCGATAAAGACAAAAAGATTATTGACGATTGGCTGAGCGATTCTAATCACAAAGCTATTATCATTTCTCTTTTTGATCCTAATGGTTTTCATTATCAGAGTCCTAAGGCTATTCATATAGATACATCTAATTTAGTATTTTGGTTGTTAGCCACTGACAAATACTTTTTGAACTATTCAAAAACAGATACAGTGCCTAAATTTGAATATAATTTTTTGTGTTATCAAAGAAAACCCATCGACTATAGAGTTACATTGTATAACCTTTTGAAAAACAAAAAAGGTATTGTAACTCTAGGTACACAAGAATATTCGTTCAATGAACAACTACCGGAACATAATGGTTATAATGATGTTGGTGGGGAACTTCCCATACCTAATGATATCTATTCGCTAGGTAACATTGATATTTGGAACAAGTGTTTTCTGAACGTAGTAAGTGAAACTATTCAAAATTTAAACACAGGTACACCGTTCGTAAGTGAAAAGGTTTTTAAACCTATTATTGGAATGAGGCCTTTCATCGTATACGGACATACCAAAACATCAGACTTCTTAAAGAATCTAGGATTTGAAACCTTTGATGAATATTTTGGATTCTCACCCAAATCAACTTACAATGAATCTGCTAAAGAGATAGCTAGGATTATTGACAACTTGGATAATGTAGAACTTTTGTATCAGAAATTACTACCCAAGATAACGCACAATTATGAGAACTTCCGTACTATAGCTAAAAAAGAGTGGGAAAAACTTGATAAATTGGTGTTGACAATAAATGGATAAACTGCTATAATAATAGCATATTAAGTAAAGGAATCAAATGTCCGCTTCTTGGATCCGTAAACTGAATGAATCTGACAGTCGCCTTCATAAAGAGGATGTCCTCAAACAGGCACTGGAAGCCACTGTGCTTGGCTCTATTAACGCACAAATCTTTTTGGGCTTGACTAAAGCCTGTTATAATCCCTTTGTCACATTTAATGTCCGACAAGTGCCTGATACTGTAGGAGTCACTGGCGCAGAAAACCCCTGGAACGACTTTAATGACTTGCTGACTAAACTTAGCAAACGCCAACTTACTGGCAATGCCGCACGTGATGCTATCGAAGAAATGGCATATAGGTTCGATAGCGAAGAATGGAATACATTCTGTGCTCCTGTCATTCGCCGAGACCTTCGTGCGGGTATCAGTGACAAGACCATCAATAAAATCTGTAAGAAAACTGAATACGAAATTCCTATCTTTGGTTGTCAACTCGCAACCAATAGTGAGAATCGTCCTGAAATGAAGGGCATCAAACGCCTTGAGCCTAAGTTGGATGGCGTTCGTGTGCTTATGGTAGTTATTTACAATGATGCTGGTGAAGTAATTACTACGTGTTATAGCCGTAATGGTAAAATCTTTGAGAACTTTACGCACATCGAGGAACAAGTAAGCGCAAACTTTACTAAGCTGGTTCGCACAATCAAAAACAAATACGGTGGCGCATTTACTGAGGGCTTTGTACTTGACGGAGAAGTGATTGGCAACACATTCCAAGAACTCATGCGTCAAGCCCGTCGCAAAGAGAATGTCCAGGCAGAGGATAGTGTGTTCAATGTCTTTGACATTATGCCACTAGCCGACTTCCGTCGAGGATATTGGAACGCTCAACTTGAAAAGCGTGTAGAAATTCTTAACGGCATGCGTGGTGTCATTGATGACATGCCCAATGTTGAACTGTTGCCACACATCATGGTTGACCTTGATACTGCCGCAGGTCGTGACCAGCTTGACCGATATGCTAAGGATCAAGTTAACGCAGGCTTTGAGGGTATTATGATTAAGGATCTTACTGCCCCTTACGAATGTAAGCGTAACACTAGCTGGATGAAGTGGAAGCCTACTATTACTGTTGATCTGGAGGTTATCGGTGTTGAAGAAGGTACTGGACGCAATCAAGGTCGTCTCGGCGCACTTGTTTGTGCTGGTGAGGACGACGGCAAATTTATCACTGTCAATGTTGGAAGTGGTTTCAGTGATACTGACCGTGATTCTTATTGGGCTGACAGCCGATTTGTTATTGGGAAAACTGCTGAGATTCTTTGCGATGTGATTACACAGAACCAAGACGGTACTTACAGTTTGCGTTTTCCTCGTTTTGTTCGTTTTAGGGATGACAAATGATCCGTGTTCTATTTTTATTTCTGTTCCTGTTTTTTGTTTTTTGGTTAAGCATTCAAGGTTTCCGACATTTAACCGGTAAGCAAGCATTAGCCTTGACAAAAATAGCAGGTATTAGTATAATCTGTTCGTCACTAGCAATTGCGGTGATGTTTATTTTGGTAATTCTTTTTTAAGGAAATAAAATGACCCCAAGTCAACTTACGATTGAGGTTCTAGGTCGTGTAGCTTATGCTGCACTTGGTTTTGTAATTGCTGTTTATCTTTTTTCTACTGGAGTTCTTTAATATGAAACGTTTTGGTCTTATCTCTCTCCTGGGTCTTGCTGTTCTAGCAACTGGTTGTACCCGTATCGAAACTGGTGAGGTTGGTGTGCGTGTTGGCTTTGACAAACAGGTCAAGCAAGGTGAGCTAGAGCCCGGCACTTTCAACCAGGTTATCATAGGTGACGTTCTTACTTTCCCCTACAAGGATGTCAACGTGTCTATTGAGAACATGATGCCTGTGGCCAAAGACAACAGTACAATGAAAGATATCGATGCTGTAATTGTTTATAACATTAACAAGAATCAAGCCGCTGAACTGTATAGTTCCAAGAACCGTAGCTTCCACGCAGAACACAAAGGCGATGTGTATCTGATGTACAACTATGTTGTCCAGAATGCTCGTAATGCTATCTACAAGGCTGCTCGTAAGTATGAGGCACTTGACATGGCAGACAATCGCACTGAAATGGAGAACATGATTAAGGAAGAAATCACTAAGAATCTTGCTGAAGAAAAACTCGATGGTAGTATTACTATCACACAGGTCATGATTCGTAACATTACTCCTGCTGACAGTGTTGTTGCTAGTGCTAACGAATTGGTTCGTAGCAAGAACGAACTC